TCTATATATGTATCAACAATTTCTGTTGTATCTTCAAAATTCATATCTTCATCTTCGACATTTGCACCCATAAATTCGTTAAAGTTTTCTGCTATCTTTAACTCATATATGTCTTGGTTTTGTATGTTGTCTATAAATCTATCGAATGTGAAAGGATCGGTCTTTTCTGCGACTACGACTTTTACGAATTTTTTAGATAAATTTTTATTATAACTATTATAATCTATTTCTTTGTCATTGTAAACGATTTTTTCAAATAAAGTGTTATTATTTCTTATTTTTTCTATGTGTCTTGTTTCAGTATCGAGTATATGAAAGAACTTTGGATCATGAGCATCTGACCAAAAGAACTCCATTTGCGAACCAAGATACCAGATATTATCTTTTTTAGAACCTACGTGATAATGGCCAGTTAAAACTAGTTCAAATCTTTTAAAAATGTCTGGGCTCATACCATGAGTGTTAGTCAAGCCTCTCATCATTTCAAACCCCTTAAGTTCAAGATGAGCGCCTATCCAATCAGCCTTACAATCCTGTATAAAGTTCATAGACTGTTGATAGTTGTCTTGACATATCCAAGGTAATAGTCCTACATTTAAAGACCCGTATTTTAATACTTTTGGCTCCATTACGATATGGACTTCATTCATATAATGGCCTAAACATTCTTTTAAACCATTTAGTTCATTAGTGTTCTTATAATACGTGTCATGATTCCCAGGAATAATATCCATAGTCATTCCACGTTTTCTAAGCCTATCTAAAAAAACTCTTCTATTATGATTTAAGGCTTTGAAGTTTACAAACTTGCGATGATCGTAATAGTCTCCAAGATGCAATATGTGTTTTATCCCTTGCTTTTCGCACTCAGGAAAGAACACTTCATTATAAAACTTTTCTGAGTTATCTAAAAATATTTCTGAAGAGTTACGAATACCACAATGCGTATCGTTAAGTATCGCTATTTTCATTGCATAAACTCGCTTAGGTCTGAATCAGCTGTTTTACTTCTTCTTTTTTTCTTTTCTATCTTAACAAACTCTTTTACTTCTTTATCAGTAGTTCTAACTCTTTCTATTCTGTCTCTTAAAGTATCTACAAAGTGCGTTGATACTTGTTCACCGACTCCACCACCTTCTAGATCATTATCAACAAAGTTTTCAATGCCAGCTTTTGTAAGATATTTTAATTTAATTTCTTGTTGTTTCTTTTCTTTTGTTATCCTACGTAGAAAAGCATACCAAGTTATTTGTGTAAAGTAAGCGAATGCGTTTGGTTTACCAGTTCTAGTAGCAGCTTCTAAGTTATAATTGCCGATGGCTTTTAAACAGTTTTCAACCGCGTCCATAACCATCTCTTCGCGATACGTATATCTTATAAAGTTAGCTTTATGCGATAGACCTTCAGCTATTCTTAAGAAACAAGTTGCTATGTAATCTGGTACTTTAGGTACAGTCGCTTCGTTTTTCTTAGCTTCTTCGACTTTCTCTACGTACGTAACTACTGCAGTAGAAAAATCATTATTATTCACGTAATGAATACTTTTTTTACGGGCCATTTTACCACCTTTCATAATATATTATACAACACTTTTTCATAAAAGTAAACACATTTTTTCACAACTAAGAGTTGAAAAAAAACGTTTACAAACTCAAAAAAATGGTTTATAATAAAAGAGTATATGGGGAGGGAAGGAATATACCATTAATGATAAGTCTTATTTCCTCTAGGTTTAAATTTTATAATATTACTACCGCGATCCGAATCATTTACCGGCGGTTCTTCGGGCATCATTCCATACTTTTCTTCTAAAAATGAGTCCATTTCTTCATCGGTCATATCTCTGATCGCTTGATTAACTTCATCAATATTCGCATAAGTCGATCTATTTTTCGTCTTACCGCGATTTTTAAGCTCGTGTGTTATCGCTCTGAGGCAAGCTCTATAGTGTTTTAAAATATCTGGCGTTGGATTACTTGATACTACTATATGAGATGAGTTAATTGTTTGTAGAGAAGACGGATCGTCTTGTAAACTTAACCATGGCCTAAAGCAAAAAAACTTAATGCCTCTCATATAATCTTCTACTGATATTACTTTAAGTGCTTTACAAACTACAACATCTGCAATATCGTCTCCAGTATTCCAATCAAGCACTTCACATACTATCTCGTCGTTATTTGTAAGTTTAAAATGTTTTATGTTAAGATTACTCATATTTTTACTCTATACGTCTTATGGTTAAATTTTTCTCTTCCATAAATTCTAAGTCTTTCATCTGCGTGTAATATTCCATAATTTTTTCTAGACTTCCAACTTATGTCATCTATAATATCGTATAACGTAGTATCTTTGCCATCATCAGTTTTTCTTAAACCTCTACCAATACTTTGTAAAACTCGTATCTGCGACTTAGAAGGAGAAGCAAATACTATATTGTGAAGGTTCCTAATATTTATACCAGTACTAAATGTACCAAGTGAAGCGACTGTAATAGAATCTTTCTGTTTTTCTACTATAGCTCTTATGGCTTCTCTGTCAGTAGCTGGAGTATTTCCTGACACGAAAAAAATCTTGCGGCTTTCACTTACTTTATCTTTAATTAAGTCATATATAGGTTTACCATGTTTTTCTACGTAATTGTATAGGATCAGCGTATTTCCTTTTAAGTCTAAAGATAAGTTAGTTATAAAACTATTTCTCTTTTTATGTTCAACAATGTGTTTAATTTCATCTTGATATTTCTGCTTTCCAAATTCTTTTCTAGTTTTCTCATCGTGTTCTAATATAATTCTGCGTATCGATAGTTTAGCGAGTGTATCGTTATCTTGTAAAGCTCTCGTACTAGTAACACGATATATTTTACCAAACAACCCTTGAAGTACGAGCTCATGAGTTAACGCGCCATCTAATGTTCCAGTTGTACCAAATCTGTATTCAGCTTCTGTGCACTTATTCATTATAGTTGTTAATGATTTCGATTTAAAACCGTGGCACTCGTCACCAAACACTGTTCCAAATCTTTCAAACCATTCTTTTGGAAATTTATATATTGATTGCCAAGTACTTATTATGACTCTCTTAAACGTATTCTTATCTTTACCTGAATATATTCTGTGGCAGTGTCTATCAACGTCATATCCATAAGATTTAAAATCGTTATACATTTGTTCAACTAAAGAAGTTGTTGGAACTACTATTAATATATCTTTTCTTGATTTATCTAGTGCGGATAAAAGCCACCTCACCATTACGTATATTATTAAAGATTTACCAGAACCAGTTGGCGAAAGTAATATTGCATTTTTTCTCTGTATTCCAGTACAAACAGCGTCAAACTGATAATCTCTTATTTTGAAAGGTAACTTTAAAGCTTCTACGAACTTCATCATAAAATCTACGTTTATTTGGTTACCTTCATTAGGACTACCGTACTCAGAATCTTCGATATCTATTTTGTACTCTCGACTTTCTGCAAAAGATATTATTTGCGGAAACAATCCACTAGATATTTCGCCTGTTGTCTGATTAAAAAGTCTTATCTTGCCGTCCCATATTCTATTTCTGTACGCCGGCATAAATTTATAGCCAGGGACGTAAAACGAAAAAAATTCTCTAAGTTCTGCGCCTATGCTTCTATCGCAATATACTTTTAGTACCGCGTGATTTAATTTCCTGACTCGAATTGTTTCCATTTGATTATGTTCGATATAGTTTGATGTCGCCATTTTAAGTTATCTATTATCTCTGTTAATGTTTCTATTACTGTTTTCCAATATTGTATTTTTTCTTCTGATTTTTGTATTTCTGGATCGCTGTCATAATAATAATCCATCTCGCCTTTTAACACTTTTAATCCGTCAAAAGGATCTGGATTCCAGCCTTTTTGGCTTAAAGTTTCTTGATCCATTTTGCCGTTGTAGTATAACCATTTTTCTTTTAATAGTTTCTTTTGCTCAAACTCGGTTCTTCTTAGTTCTAATTTTGCAGTTGACCAAAGTTGTAAATATTTAGAATGTAGTTTTGGAGTTTGACGAGAAGTTTCGTCTAATTGGTTATTATCTATGTTACTGTCGTATTGCCACATCTCGTGGACTTTTTTCAAATCAATCATAATGTCCTCAATAATATTATATATTAACCTACAGAGCCAGCAACGTTAAACGAGTCTGAATCTGCAAATGCACCTGTTGTAGCGTTCTTATTTAGTATGTCAAAATACGTAAATCTAAAAGACGCGCCAAACGTAATAAAAGATTCTCCACCTGCGGTTGACTGAAACTGTATGTCAGTTAAAGCTACCGGTATGCAGTCTCTATAAACTATTCTTACTATAGCATTATTAGCACTATTTAAAATTGATAGTGTTATGTCTGACTGAGCTGGAGGTCTTTGTGTACGATTTTGAAATCTATCTAAAGCTGTAATATTATCTTGATCTAGTATTCTTCGCATCCACGTGTGCATTTCTCTATAAGATTTCATGTCTTCATCTAATATAATATTGGCTAGCATTTCGTTATAAGTTAACTTATCGCCAATAAATGGTATTGAAGCTATCTTCTTATAGCTAAGATCTGCGGCGTTCATTATCACACCAGCGTGCGTAAAATCTTGTACAAAAAATTCTAGATTTGGATAATTAGTTCTATCTATAACTAACTTGAAACCAGTCGGTTGTAGATAGTTAAAATTAGTCGTCAGTGCCATTCTTACACCTACAGTTTATTCCACCACAACTTCCCTTAAGTGGTTTAAATAATAAACCAAACGACATGCCTGAAGCTATGAAGCATCCAATTGTGATTACAGTTAGTAAAAATTCTTCCATAATGTTATTTATACAAAAAAAGAGGAGCTTGCGCTCCCCTTTTAATATTAAGTACTAAGACTTAAGCACCTAGAATATTATCTACTCTGAATATTCTGTAGTACTGGTTAGACTTCTTAGTAGTGCTGTGGATATCGTCTCTTGGATTTGCAGTGACGAATGGGTTGACTTGCATTCCATATCTAGTTTTGAAACCGATTTTTGGCTGGAAAGTGTCTTCCCCAACAGCTCTGACCATAGTTAGTGGTACATATGGACAGTAGAATACGCCAGCGTCATATGGGTTAGTACCCTTATATCCTACGTTGACATAGTCTGAAGTTGCATACGGATCAATGTATACTCTCATTCTGCCGTTCATTACGCCAGCGAAAGTATTACCTGTGTCGTCGACCTGTAAGTTAGCTGCTAATGCAGGTGTATAGTCTAACATACCTGCTGCATTTAATGCAGATGCTACGTCTGATGAGCAGATCATAAAGTTACCTTTACCTCTACGTGTCTCTTTAGCAATTACGTTAGCTTCTCTTTCGATCTGAAGAATTAATCCTTTGAACTTCTCAACTGACCATCTGCCATCTGCATCTGTCTGAACGTTGAAGATACCGTTAATGGCTGTGTTGGCTTGTAAACAACCAGTCTTTGCTTGACCGTTGATTGTTCTTACGACTTCTCTATTGATTTCAGCTAATATCTCTGTTGATAAGATGTTAGCTAACTCTGTCTCAGCATCAAGACCGTGGATTGCTTTAAGATCTTGAGCTAATTCTAAAGTATATTCTGCCTTTAGCGCTCTAGACTTTGCAGTCACAGTAGCTTTTTCGATGGTGAAACCCATTTCTGCGAAACCTTGGTTACCTGATGCTCCAAGTCCCTCAGCTTCTGCTGTTGTTAGGTTATCAACACCAGCAATTGGATCTCCTCTACTATCATCGATAGTTGAGTCACCGTCTCCGTCTGCGATACCTTTAAGTCCTGATGGACCAGTTGCAGCGTTTGCGGCTACTCCAGCTGAATCACCAGAGTACTGCTCAACTTCGTCGAACATAGCTTCTGGAGCGCTTGTGCCTGTAGCACTTGCACCTAGACCAGCTTTATGCTTAGCGTTAAAATATCTTGACTTCATCGCGAAGATTAAGCCAGTTGGACCTGACATTGGCTGCACACCGCAAATGTCGTATGCCATTAAGTTTGGCATAGCACGTCTTACAAGTGCAATCAATACAGGGTTCCAGTTAGTAGTGGCTGTATTAGTTGTAGTAGTATTAGTTGCCTCTTGGATCATGCCTTCTTCTTTAAGCGCGATCTCTTGGTTTTCTAATACTGCAGCTGTTACAGCTTTCTTATGATTGTCAGTGATCTTACCAGCACTTTCTTCATCAAGTACTGGAGCCCACTTTTCAATCAACTTATCATAAGATTGAGTATTCGGTACCATTATGGGACTCCCTATTTAGTGGTTTTCTTAATTGCGGATAAGTATGAAGCCATAGAACCTTCAGCTTGAACTGTTGGTGCATCTTCGTCTTCGGCGATTACTTCTCCGGAATTAGCGGTTGTATTTTTAGTGAAGTATGACTCTTTGACTGTAGCTACTTTTTTAACAAAAGTCTCTTCGTCTTCGAAATCTACGTCACTGACCAGTGATTTAAGCTTTTCAACTTGAGTGTCTGCTAAATCTTTAGAGTGCTCTCTAATGATAGCATCTTTTTTAAGATCTTCTAGCTCGACTGCTTGCTCGATAGCCTGCTCAGTTGTTTCATTGAGTTTTGCCTCAAGATCTTCAACTTGATCAGCTAATTCTTCGACCATGTCGACTTTTCCTTCTGGCACTTCGATGTAGGACTCTGTAAACAAGTCTTTTAACTTGTTCATAAAGTCTTCTGCAATCTCAGTTCTTAAGCCATTTTGGATAGCTAGTTTATTCTCTTCCATCCAGTTTTCAACTACGTAGTTTAGGTAATTGTCTACTTTCTCTACGAGATCAGACTTTGTACTTTGAATCTCAGCTTCAAGCTCTTCGTTATATTTCTCTTCTAATCTGTCAATCTCATCAGTTAATTTTGATTGAATTGCAGCTTCAAAGATAATTTCTGCTTTCTGCTTGAACTCATCAGACAATGTAGCTTCTTCAGCGACAAGAGCTTTAAGATCGTCTTTGAAATCAGCTTTGTAATCAATTGAAGGTTTATCTTCAATGATTGCATCTTCTTCTTCATTCTCGACGTGATCCTTCATAACGCTATTGTACATAGTCTCAAGATTATTCTTTTTAACTTTTTTCATCTTGTTGAACATGGCGTTAATCATGCCTGCCTTAGTTAACTTAGGCATTGGATCTTTCTTATTGTTAGACTTAGCAGTAGCGCCTGGGCTGTTAGACCCGGGAAGCGGTGCACTAGCAGTGCCTGCATCAGCAGCTTTGTCTACAGAAGCGATTGACTGAGCTTCAGCATTCTTAGGATCGTGTTTCATTTCAGAGATTTCCTCATCAGTCTCTTGGAGTTCCACGTCCTGATCTTCGATATTTTCTTTATCAGTCATTTTTGACTCCTTATTTTGATTTTAACATTGAGAGGAAATTCTTAAACTCACGTGTCTGTACTTCGTAAAGGTCAGCGCGAGGAGCTTTTTTAATTTCAGTCTCCATTCTTTCAACTGTTCGAGCCTCAATGATTCCGTTATTCCAAACCCACTCAACTCCTTCCATTATCCCATTGACAAAAGCGCTAGGAGCGGATGGATCTTGCACGATATCTACCGCGTTAAGAATATAGTCGCTATTTACGACCATTGCGTTACCATTGTTCTTCAAACTTCCCATACCACGAGTCGATACACCGAATGTGACACCACCATCGAGTAAGCCTTTTACAACTTGACCCATTGGAGTTTCTAATATCGATGCCTTACCCACAACATCGTTGCCGTTAAATTCCAGCTTGTCAATCTTGTGGGAAACCCTATCTAAAT